ATATCAAGTGTCTGAGCACCGATTGGTAGGCGGAAAGCCGCCGCAACTTGTCCTGTAAAAGCAAAGGAGCCACGCTAGACGAAGAACCCTCCGCTTTCGCGGAGGGTTCAGAATTCAGGGGAACAGTACTCAAATCACACCTTTGCGAGGCGACCGCCGATGTACGTGCGCACGTTCGTCGCACCGCAGTTGAGATTGAGGGAGAACAGGCCGTCGTACGGGCCGTCGCTCCAGGCGCCGCCATGATAGCAAACCTTCGTTGTGCCGTCCTTCCTGATCCAGAAATAATCGCTCCACGAGCCGGAATCGGAGGCCGCGGCCGTATCTCCGGGGATGAAGAGCGCCCCCAGGTCAAACGTTGCGCCTGCAGCCACGCTCATATCGACCACCCATCCGCTGCTTGGCAGAGTAAAGCCCGTGTTGACGTAGGCCCTCGTTCCGTCCTTGTTCCACACCCACAAGACGCCATCCCGGTTTTCAATACCCTGGACCATCATCCACACGTTACCCCACAGCTCATGCAGCGCGCGCCAGATGGCTGTAGTAGTCCCGGTCTGCATCGCCGATCCGCCGGGCGGGGCATCACAGTTCCCCCGGCCCAGCGAGACCTGCGCGTCTGGGTTCCCCATCTCCACAAGGGCAAGGTACTGGATGGCCGCAAGCTGATAAATGTCGATGAGCTGAAACCCGGTGACGCCGCCGGTATTGCGAGCGTCGCACCTGCTGAGCATCGTAGTGAAATCGATGGAGACGAGGGGAGCCTTGTTGTTGGTACTGCCGACCTTGCTCCCGCCGTCGTCGTACCCCTCATAGGCCCCGACATAAAATCGGTCGATTCCCACGCCGGACGAATTCAAAAATGCGGGGTGGGCCTGAGAACCGCTGAAGGCTGTTTTGTTTATGAACCGCGCCCGCTTCCCGGCATAGGGGCCTTCGGTGAGCAACACGTTGGCGTAATGGAATTTCTTGATCTCGACCATGCATTGATTATCAATCGCCGACGTGTTTAAACTATATTCCGACCGGCTGGAGAAATATCCAGGAGGGCACGCCACAGGATTGCCGTAAAGGTCCACCCTGTCCCACACGCCGGCACCGCCGCCCGCCTGGACGAGGACGACACCGATAGGCTCGGTTAGGGAGGGGGTGCGACGGGGGCCGGAATAGACCAGCGAATTAGACGGTATCACCACACTCTTCACATGGGCAGTCGTGGCTATCTTCGTGCTATCATCGTCAGCCGCCTGCGTGGGGGCTGTCGGAGTGCCTGTGAGAGCAGGGCTTGCCGTCCGCGCCACCGTTGCCGGTATCCACCCGTCAGCGATCTTCCCGCCGGAATCCGCAATCGGGATGCTGGATGCCGTGGGCGTGGTGGTCGGCTTGTCGATCAAGCTCTGGAACGATGCGAAAAACGTAGCCAGCCTCTGCGCGAATGACGGCGTGGTCATATTCCCCACAAGATTGAACACGCAGTATTGCTTATTACTCCCGGTGCTCCCCGCATAGGACTGCTTCAGCACCAGGGTGGTATTATTCGTGACCGACTCCACCTCGTACCATGCACCCGTTGGATTCAAATTAGCGTCCACCAGGGCGAATGCGTCACCTGCGTTTACCGCTGTTGTCCACAGCGTATCTACTCCTGTTACTGTTTTTGAGCCGTTTGTTACGGCTACTGTTCCGGTTCTATACCAGCTCAAATTCATTCCTCCTTTACAAATGGCAGGGACCCGCGTATTTCAGCGAGGCCCTGCAGAAGTTCATTCAGTTTTTCCGGTCTGCCCGATGCCGCTTCCGTCAAGGCTTCAAGTTGCCGTTCAACCGGATAGCGTTCAAGGTATTCTTTTTGTCGCTTTTTCCGCACTTCTTCCGGCGTCGGCTTGTACGATATCTTCAAATTACCACCTCCGCGTCAAGATACGGCCAGCATGCTATTCTAACTATCCCTGTGTATCCCTCAATATCAGCTTCCCCATCATCGACAGTAAAAGACTGTTCGCCCAGCGTGACCGTTGCGCCTTGCGGAATACCTGTAATTACTGAGCCTGTGACGGTTAGGGGCATGGTGGGGCGATGCGTTGCTATACCCCCAACGACATAATACTCCTCAAGGTCGTAAGTCCCCTCAATCCATGTTTTGCCTCCTACATTAGCCTCAAAACACGGCTCACTGCATATCAGAGTTCCTGTTATTTTGCCGTCTGTCAAATCATAAAATGTTGCTCTTTTCACCTTTTAATCACCGCCTACCGTTTCATGTGGAATAGCGATAGCGAATGTGAGCGGATATAAGTATTCCATTTAGTACTATAGTCTCCGCCACTACCCAATAGCCATTGTATATACAGATACCATGTCCCGCTTAAGGGTGGAATCCACTGAAACTGCTCTGTGTAGCTCATGTTGATTTGGTCGCCTCCTCCAACGTTTTTACTCCATATAACCGTAGCACCTGAGATGGAAGGCGTTGTGTTCACAAGAATCCTGAACGATGTTCCTCCATAGTCCTCTGCTGAATACCAGTTAACAGAAAAAGTTATCATTGCAGGTCTGCCTGAGACAACCTCTGTTATAGTTATACTGTTGTTAGCAGGCAAATCTCTCCATGTCGGAGTTCCTGTGCCGTAAAGAGTTCTCCATGAAGAAGTCTGCCCGCCCGTGACGAAAACATAGGTTGTGACGGCATTGTTTTCAATTTTGAGCGTCTTGATCGAAGCATCCTGAATAAACACATTTTTCATGGATATTCTTGTTACACCGTCAACCGTACCTATTGCGAACGGATAATCCGAAGTCGTCCCCGGCTTGCCGACTAGGAAATTATCAACGTGAAACACCATAGAGCTTGATGCGCCAGTACCAATCAACTCGTACCCTGTAACGTATCCATTCGTATCTATTTTGACGGCGTGTTTACCCTTGATGCCATCGACCGATTCGTTGATAACCTGGATCGCGGAACGGGAGTGTCCTTCAATCCCTTTAACTTCCAACCATGCCGTACCGCTCCACCGGAAATACTTTTTCGAGGTCGTGTTGTAATACACTTGCCCTGCGGTGGGTGACGATGGTGCAGATGCGCTTTCAGTTACCGTACCTCCTACGGTAGTCGTCTGCAGGGTGGTGACCTGCGAAGCAACGGCACTATCTCCGTCCGCTCGTGCTGTAGCTTCAGTCTGGATTGCAGAAGTATTACCTGCCACCTGTGCGGCGAGAGTGGTACGCTGCCCGGCTTCTGCGTTTAGCCCGTCATCAATATGGGCGTAAAGTTCCGCGCTGGCGATTGCAAGAGCCGCCCGGCTTCTCTCCCTCGTTTCGTCCTTATTCTCCTGATCATTGAGCATGGCATCCACAAGCCCCTGCGCTATCTGTTCCTCCTCGTCCTGGGTGGCGTTGACCGAGGTCGCAATGGTCTGGGTAATGCTCCCCGCCAGCGCATCGATATTGAGTTCTGCTGTGGTCACCCGTTCCTCCACCGCATCAAGTTCCGTGGACGTGGCGAGAAGGGCGATCTCCGCATCGTGCCCGTCGAGCCTCGACTCGGCAGTCCCTATCCTCCCGCCGAGTTCGTTCACCTCCACATAGGTGGCCTTCTCGAGGAGTTCGGCCTCCACACCGTCAAGAGTTTCCTCGACTGTGGATATCCGTGCGTCAACGCCAGATAAGAGCAGTTCTCCAGCATCGCCAAAAACTGCCCCGGCTATGCGCTCGTCAACTTCCGCCAAGGTCACCTTACTTGTCAACGTGGATTCAACTGCATCGAGGTTAATTTCGACATTGGAAATCCGCCCATTTGCTTGGTCTAAACCCCATATCCTGACCGTGCCATCGTCAGGGTCGACTACTATTCCAGCATCACGCATCACCCTGTTAAGCTCATGGGTGTTCCCCAGGGCGTCCGCAACCGCGTCAGACACCTTCGCCAGCTCGTCGTGGACGTCCGCATTAATCTCTTCCATACGATCCGCTATCCGCTGGGTCACATCGGGGATGTCAATGTCTCTGATGTCTGCTATTCCCGTTTCCACCACACCGATCCCCGTATTCAAATCACCAATTGCCTCGTTCAGATACGGATTTTCCTGCAATACTAAGTCCACAAAGTCCTGATGGTTCTCCTGGTCGGAGTTGCCTGCTGTGCCCGCCATGGCATTCCATGGCCCGATATTGCCAGAGAAATCCACCGCCCGAACCCAATAGTACCTAGTGATGAACGACCCTACGTACCGCTGATATGCATTTCCCTTTGTCTCGGCAATTTTTACTGCGGTGCCCCTGTTATCAATGGCATTTTCCCATACCTCGATATGGCTAAAGTCCCTGTCAGCAGGATTCAACCATTCCAGATAAATGCTTCCAAACCATCCCGTTGCAGTGAGGGAAGTTGGGGCCGCAGGAGGGGTAATATCCCGTCCTACGGACAGCGTTGCCGTCACCCCGGTTGTCTCACCGCCGTTGTTAGGCTTGACGCAGTTGACCCAGACCTCCAGATCCTCTCCGGTAGTCAGTCCGGTAATGTTGGTCTGCGTGGTCAGCCGGGACGTGTTCAAATGCAGGTTCCATACCGTATCGCCGCTATATCGCCAGCGGATGTTAAGTGCAGCGGGCGTGTAGTCGGACGGGTTCTGCCATGTCGCACGGATCACCGGAAACCATGTCCCGTCATCGGCGATATATCCTATATCGTCGAGGACAAGGGCGTATACATCGTCATAGGTAACCGGCGTCGGGTCTACTATCGGCGTCTGGACTGGCAGCGCATCATCCTCATACACGACGGCATCGTACTCAGCGCAGATAATGGTCACTACCCCGGAATCACCGTGGTCCTGCACCGCCACCACACGGAAGGGTTTCTCGTCCCACCCCGTAAAATCGGGATATGTCAGGGATATGATTTCCCCTGCCTCGATGTCGGCATCCTGCAAGCCCACCTGGAACGAGCAGAAATTCTGTACCCGCTTTGCTGTTTCCATCAGGTAATTTCCAAGTCGCCCTACCTGAGACGAGCGGGTTACTCCGAGCACGGAGAATGATTTTTCAAAAACACCACGAGCCTGTATATCCTCCTGATGCTCGAACACCGCCGAGGACTGCTCGTAGTGGTTGTCCGGGTCGATCCACTCCAGGGTGATCCGATTCGGGGAATCGTCGCCCGACTTCTGCCACCAGCTAAACGAATCCTTCACGAAATTATCCGGCCCGAGGGCCTTGTATACGTCACCCGCCTGCTCCACGTGCAATTCGATCTTGTCACGGGCGAGAAAATACCCTCTAAAACAAGCCAGCATGGATTGCAGATGGTCCACCGCAGGCCGCTGGACGTCGATGATATAGTCCAGTGTGAAACGAGGTTCACCATTAACTAATGCATCACAATAGTCGGCGGACGCTATGAATGAATCGAGGTCTATCAGGTCTGCGGGTATTCCCACGCCATATCGGGTATTCGTCAGAAAATCGTACACGATCCACGCAGGATTACGAGAAAATACTGTACCAGCAGGCGTCCATATCTTCCGACCTTCAACGATAGAGCTGATAGTCGGATTGCCTGACAGCCTATCCTGCGCCTTCAGCGTCAGCCCCACATAAGCCACATTCGCATATGTGCTCCCGCTGGGGTCTCGGCTGTCAGCAACTTGGTCGGGTTCACCGAGGTGGACGTTCAGCGTAACCTCTTCCAGATCATGGGTAATGCCTCCATTTGCATCCGTCAGCGCCGTGTCGCCCGCGTAAATGGATTTTATGGACTGGATTGGCCCTTCGGAAACACCGACGAACATGTCCATTTTCTGCAGGGTATCGTCGTAAAACCTCTGCATGAACACGTTCCCGCCGACCCTGCAACGCCCGTATACGATAGGGATCGGAAGAAGCTGGCTTTTTGTATTCGTCAGTTGCCCGAATGAGTAGTTCGGCGTCGATCCTCCAAGGTCGATATCCGGTCCGTCGAACAACGAGCCAAGGGAGGCCCCCACCATCCAGAGGGCACCGGCTGAAATGCCGAGGAATCCTGCAATTCCTATCCCAAGCCCAGTTGCTGACAAGGCAAATCCTAACAGCGCTCCTATCGCGGCTCCCGGCATGTCTCCACCTCCCTCAATCTGTAGATTTTGTATATACGCTTCATTCTGAATTTCACCTTCCGCGAAGTCTTGCCCGGATAGATATGGAGCAGAGCCTCGTCAACAACCGTGCCGATGTGATGCCGTACCACTCCGTCCGCTCCGGGCAAGCGGTAAATCGCGAGGTCGCCGTCATGCGGCGCGTCCGCTTCATCGGCTATGTCTTCCAGCCAGTCGAGCAAAACGCGCTCGTCTCCCGTCTCCGGGTCGTAGTCGAACGGAAAGTCATACTCACGCCCGTACAGTTCCTTTTGCGCGAGAAGGGCGAGACCTATACAGTCGATGCCGCTCCGGTCTCGCCCCTTTGCCAGCCACGGTATCCCGATCATTTCAGCGCCAGCGTTCGCGGGTCTTTCGCAGACGGCAAGTGCGGGAAGTCCTTCACCCAGTAGAGCCTGCGAGGAACCCGTGTGGCAAGGGAAAAATCTGCCTTGACCATGACCTCAATGGCTGACATCCCTATAATCGCTTTTTCGAGATGTCCCTGGAATATCCACCGCGCCCCGGCAGGAGACAATAAAGTATCTTGAAACGTTTCCAGCAGGTGCATCCTCACTCCGCGTAAAAGGTAGTCCTTCGCAAGGCTGGTAAACGTGCCGCTCACGTTGTCAAGCCTCACGGTGACCGAGCCGATCTCGTTGTCCGTGGATGCCTTCACCTGGTCGTAGGAGAGAGCACAGGCGGTGTACAATTGGGCGTTATCGTTCTCGTCAAAAAACGATATGTCTGATTGTGCATTGGTGAGATATAGGCTCACCTTGACCGACGGGTTGTTTACCGCCGGGATATCCAGCGCACGCACCAGCAGGATCGGCTTTAGTTCGTCATTCGACGATTCTGCTATATATCCCGCTCCTGCCCTGCTCATAATATCTCCCTCAACGTGACTTCACACTCGCCGTACTGAGAGCCGTAATAGCTGACCGACAGGCTCCCTTCCTCAAACCGGACGGATATAGCTGATGCCTCCCCCGGCGGTGTCCAGTTGAACGCCTCGTAATTACCGCCGCGGGCATTATAGAAATCCACAATTCCCTGGATGGTAGCAACGGCGGCCCGGAACTCAAGTGTCCACGTCCGCGCCCTTACACCCAGGTATTTTCTCTCTTCCTTGCCGGACTCAAACTCCGTGACCAGAACCCTATGATTTAATCCTCTTTGATACGCATAGAGTGGCGTTGCCGAAAATGTCTCTGCCATTACGCCAGCCTCCTCATAGCGGAACGAACCGTGCCGTTTTTCATGATGTTTTCCACTACGATGCTTTCAACGCTCGCCCTGTTCGTTCGCATCATCTCCACAAACGACCGGCTGTCAACGGCGTTGATGTTCATGGTGATATGCGTCTCGCCGCCGCCTTCAGCCCGTACACCCAGTTCCCCGCCTGTTGTCCGTGTCAATGGCATGACCGCCTCCGGCCCGGCTTCGCCCATGAGCCCCAGCCCGTGCGCCATCGGGAAAATGGTGGGCCGGTCCACGATGCCGCCTCGGGCGAAGGGCACCACGCTCCCGCCGGAGAGAACCCCGCCGTCGGCGAAGCCGAACAACCCAAAAATCGATTTCAGCAAGGTAGCCTTGATTACAGCATATGCGATGTCCTGCGCTAATCTCCGCATAGTATCGCCAAGGTCTTCACCATACGCTATGGCCCCGGCGAACGCCCCTGAGAGTTCATCAGCCAACCCGGCCAATTTGTCCTTGAGCGCTTGCTCCGCCTCGCGGATCATGACCTCGATCGATTTCGTGGCCATCTGCACCGATCGGTCGAAGGCCTTGATCTCGCCGTCGAGCACCTTCACGGCCAGCGGGAATTCGGCGAACTCGTTTTTCATCCCCTCCAGCGCGGCCCGGTACTGCTCCGCGCTGATGGCCCCCGTCTCGAACTGGAGCTGCAGCGCGTCGATTATCTCCCGAGCCTCGTCGCTCTGGAGGTTCTGGATCGAGGCGAAGAGCTCCTTCATGGGCTCCGTCCAGTTTTCGATGCCCGGATCTGCCAGCTGGGCCTTCAGCCCGGCGAACACGTCCGTCAGGTGCTCCAGGTATTCACTGTCGCCGAGCAGCCCCATGGAGTTCTGCCAGCTCAAACCCTCCATCATGGTCCGGAGATCCTCGATGGCCTGTTTGTCCTGCTCCGCCTGTTTCTTGACGGCCTCTTCGGCTTTTGCCGTCAAGTCGCCGGATATTTCCTTCTGGAGGTCGACGATGGTTTTCCAGTCGTCACTGAGCGGCTTTAATTTCGCCTTCCACTCGTCGAGCACCGGCAAAAACGCCGCCCCGTCAGCGTTCAAATATTCGATCTGGTCCCGGATGCCCTGGACCAGTTTTTCCGCAGCGGATTTCCCTTTTTTTCCCGTGGAATCGCCGCTCCCGCCGCCCTTGAACGCATCGATGATTTTCTGAGTCTCCGGGGAAATGGCGTTTTCCTGCCGAACGAGTCCCAGCTCTGTGGGACTGTACCCGCCCCTGCCGGACTGCCGGGAGACGGCCGCCCGATCGTAAGCCTCCATCGCTTTTGCCCGGGCGAGGGCGTCCTGCTCCGCCCGGAGGTCGGCAATCTCTTTACTCCTCCCGGACTCGTTCAGCCCAAGCCCCCGGCGCTCAGAGAGGGTTTCTATCCCCTTCGCGCTCCAGTCAGCGCTCGCGAGCACAGCCAGAGCCGCCGCGGCCCCGGAGAATACCGCCGCATTCGCCGAGAGGAATATGGCGAGATTGCGCAATGCTTTGAGGGTTCCCGCGGCCCCGCTGGTGATTTTGGAAAATATCAGAATCATGGGGCCGATAGCCGCAGCTGTGAGCCCCCAGTTAACGATGCTCGTTTTCAGCTCCGGAGAGAGCTCGGAAAACGCCTTCGTCACGTCGGCTACCCTGTTTGCCGCCACCATAAGCGACGGGGTGAGGGTGTTGCCAATTTCTCGCCCTGTGGCCGCGATCTGGTTCCGGAGGATGGCAAGCCGCTTTTCTGTGGTCTGGTAGAAAATGGCCGTTTTTTCCTGCAGCTCGTTATTTTTCCTCCACGCCTCACTGCCGAGCTTGACAGCGTTGGTGAATACCTCGCTTGCGCCGGTCGCCCTCAGGATGGCATCCCGGAGACGGATCTCCGTGATCCCCATTTTGTCGAGGACCTCAATGGCCGTCATGCCCGTGCCTTTGAGGCTGGCAAGCCCCTGGATGAATTTTATGATTGCGCCCGTCGCGTCCGTCTCAAAGAGGCTGGTAAAATCCCGAATGCTCATCCCGGACACGGCCGCAAAATCCTTGACAGCATTCCCACCCTTGACGGTGGCCAACTTCATTTCAATCATCAATTTGCTGAACGCCGTGCCGCCAGCCTGCGCCTCGATCCCCACGGACGAGAGCGCGCCGCCGAGCGCCATGATCTGCGCCTCGGTCATGCCCACCTGCTTGCCCGCACCGGCAAGCCGGAGACCCATCTCCACGATCTCTTTTTCAGTCGTGGCGAGGCTGTTGCCCAAGGCGACGACAGTAGAGCCGAGCCGGTCAAAGTCCTTCTGGCTCATCTGGGTGATGTTCGCGAATCGCGCCAGTGAGTCGGCAGCCTCGTCAGCGGACATATTTGATGTCTCGCCGAGCTGGATCATGGTCTTAGTGAAGCCGAGGATATTTTGTCTCTGGA